GAGATGCGCTGCTAAGCGTATCTCCGAGGAGTACACTCCATCTCCGCCAAAGGACTAAGTCCTCATCCTGTCATCGTAAGGCAACAGGATCCATCGGTGTTTCAGTGCAAAGCCACCGCGCTTTGTGCTCTCATCGATCTGCAACTTACGATCGATTGGACCTCGAAGTCGAATGTCGTTCCAAGTAGTGACGGCCAGTTCTTCAGAATCGTTGATTCTAAGGCTCCGACCGCTACTGACTGAAGATTGCATTCGAGTAGATCGATGTCGGCCTGAGTCATCACCGTAAATATGGTGATACTTCGACCAACACGCTCTCCCATCTCCGTCAATCGAATCCCTCTTAGAGAGATTCGAAAAACAGGGACGCCTCTGTTCGAGTCTTTGTAGTTGTACATTGAAACGTACTCCTTCATTGAAAACGGACAAGAGGGCTACCCCGCTTGTCTCATGACGAGATAGCGGGATACGCGGATTGAGGTCCCACAGCATCTCGCGTATAGCCGAAGCGACTATCCAATAACCATGTTCATAGAATTGGTTATGAGTAGCCACCCAAGCCATTATTTGAGTTGCTGCAGAGGCGTTAAAACGATCTGGGATCAATTGTCTTGCGTAGACTGGTTTTACGTCAGTCCCGCAAAAGTAATCGGCCCCACAAGACTCCCTGAAGTTTCCACTCCAGTGAGACTTGTCGCGATTTACTCTTAAAGAGTATTTTTCGAGATAGTCTATAACGCTTTCCGTCCATTCTACTGGAATGACTATGTCATCCCCGTAGATAGAGATATCCCTAGAATATCTAGAGATACTCGCCAGAGACGGTTCTACCTTATGGACAGCATGCATACAGGAAAGGATAAGTGTATAGAATACACATGCCTCAACTGGAAAGCATGTAGCGCTACCCATCGAAGCGAACTTCGAAAGGATAACGTTTGTACCATCAGGTAAGTCTGCATGAACAGACCTGCTATCCTCGAGATATTCGAGGATACCACAGTGAGAAAATATGCGTTGAACGAGAACAAAGTGAACTCGGTCAGATGCATCTTTCATATCTATGGTTGCATATCTGCCATCCAGACTGGCACGTCGTGCTGCCTCCTGGTTATGTTTTTGGCACGTGAATCGAACGGATCCCTTAGTAAGGGGATGAAGTTCGAGACGGGTGACCATGTAGTCCATGACAGCTTGCTGCATGAACTGAACATGACTAGGTTCTATGGCAATCACGCGTGGAGTTGTCAGCGTCTTTGGTACGAAGACGACACGGACTGGTTGTTCGTGTCGGATGTCGACGTACTCGACGGAGTCACCTCCTCGACTTGCTTCACAGGCGTACTCATAAGTTGGGTACGCGTGGAGATCAGAAGGGAAGGTGAGCTCTGACCTGGTATGCCATTGTCGGATACGATGCCTCTCATTAGAGAGAAGACGATCTGCAGTGACACCAGGGCCGTGGCGACAAACAAAGTCATTAGAATCAGGATCAGGAAATACCTGATCCCATAAGATTCGAGATACTTTGTCAAGGTGCGCATCCTTTTTAGTTTGGATATGCACTGTAGCGGCGGCCAACTCTCTCTCAATAGCGACATAATTCCGAATTGCTGCTCGGTTTCTATCCGGGGAGCATTCAATCTTAAGCTTCTTCCAGAAGCGGCAGATTTGTCTTATCCATAAAATGGATAGATGACAGGGATTAGGTCTGAGAGACCCACAGTCTTTTTCGAACACTCTGTTGAAGAAACCTCCGAGTAATCGGGGGAGCCTTCCATGCCTAGCAAAATTACTAGGACATGTGAACAGCCCACAATTCAGCCCCGCTTCTAAGGCGTCGCTGAGTTTGGGGAGGGTTATCGTCAAGAACGAAAACCCTTCGTGTTCAATACGATTACGAATAGAATCGTAATCGCGGTCTATGGACACACTTAAGTCCATACTAGCTTGAGCTAATATGGCTCTAGTGAGCATGGTCGGTCTTTTCATCATCATCTCCATTTTTATGGGGAAAATGAAACCGCTACTATGCACTACCTGAAAGACGTAACAACATATGCTAGCAAAAGCCAGCATAATATCGAAAAGGCAAGAAGCCCGATCGAGCTGTTACGATTCACCACCAAGGATCTTGTTATAGTTCACAGAAGTGAACCAAGCCTTGAGGGCATCGATCAGGAAGCCGAGTTCGGCATCGGTGTAACCATATTTAGGTTCATCGATGACCAAGTAGACGCTAGCCCCAATCTGCTTATTAACAGCAGAAATGGGGTCTGCGGCGATCTTTTGGGTCGCCAAGCGTACCTCGCGCCGGAACCGAGAAGCAGTCACAGACTGTTTAACGGAGAAGGTAGTGTTACCATCAGCCGCAGTGTAGACCGTGTTCGTACCGTTAAGGTTCGTACGCGGAAGCTGCACTGCGACAGCATTGATGGTGACACTTTGAGGATCGGCAAGCATAGTAGAGCTCCTGGGATTGTAGTTGCTGGACGTTTCACAACGTTCACGACGTCAATACCTGGAAGCACCGAGTGCTCCAAGTATGGACAACTGCGTTGCGTTAAGATTGTTAAAACTCAACGCAGGACCAAAGTAACCAGCTGCTACACGTGTTTTAGATGTAGCAATGGTAGTGGTAGAGGCAGTTGCGGTCACGTTACCATTAAGAGTCTTAAAGACTCCTTGGACGTCGACCTTCCTGGTCCGCTCTTTAGTTCGCATGACGTAAAAGTAGTCAGCGAGCAATCGATCGGCAACTCCAGCATCGAGGTTGTCTATGACATCACCGATATTGGAAAACCAGTCAACAAGCCAGGTCCACGGGATGGCGTTGTATATAACCGAAGGTCGAGGAGTGAGCCCATTAAGCTCACGAATCAGCCTGCGGGTATATTCGACATCACGGGGACCCTCCGGCAGGTAAAACCGCATTTGACCGACAGCAAACGTCTTATCGACGGTGTTCTCGGTTACCGTATATGTAGGTGTTCCTACATATAGGCCGGTTGTGACTGCAGGACTGAACGCAGCAGTACCAGTTCCTGAAAAAGTAACCGTATTAACGGGGTCTGATCCAGGAAGAGTGGCACTGACACGAACAGGTCTACCATTATTGCGAAACAGCCATCCGACCTTCTTCTGATCCCTTTGTTGGGAAAAGATCATAGACCGGATGTCTCGAAGCAGAGGCTCCCATCCAAACTTCAAAGCAAGCCAGTAATCTGAAATGCGATGAAGATTGTTCCGGGTAAATCTCTTTCTGAGTAACTCTGGAAGGTCTTTAAGCTCGAAAATAGCATTAAGACCATCAAAGTTAGGCTCAGCCGGTTTGCAGCGTGAGTATAACTCAGCGCCGCTGGCCGGGAGAGGCAATGCTTCAGTATAAGGCGCAACTACGGCTCGTCCGATAGCATTCGGATTTGCCATGAGCATGCCAGAGGCACGAAGAGTGCCGCTAGCGAGCTCAAGGTAAGCTGTGGGTTCGATGAGATATTTCCTCCCATAAAGAGAGAAGTTCCCTCCGACGCGTACTTTTCCAAGTAAGCGTGGATACCCCGGGTTGTTACTACTAAACACATCAAGTGTATCAGTAGCTACTGTGACAAGATTCGGCGTTGCCGGAGAGCTTGCCAAGTAGGAAACAGCCCGAGGAATTCGATGATCCCGTGCCTTATACATACTTCGCTCCTTTGGGGTGAGTCCGAAGACCGAGGGGGCGCCCGTGGG